AACTAGTAGAAGTTCTACTCCGCAGGTGGTTCGTGATTCGTTGAAGGAGGCTATTCATTTAATCCTGACAACCGACGAACAAACCATAATGGGGTTTGTCAAGGAGTTTAGAACAAAGTTTAACAACATGGTCCCCGAGGATATTGCGTTTCCCCGTGGAGTGAGTAATGTGGAAAAATATCACGACAGTAATATGATATATCAGAAAGCAACTCCCATCGCCGTTAAGGGCTCTCTTCTGTATAACCATTACATTAAGAAGTTGAAACTAAACAGAAGGTATAGGGAAATTATCGATGGCGATAAGATTAAATTTCTTCACCTCAAGAAACCAAATCCAATGGGTGGTGTGCGGGGAATAGATCAGGTTATAGCGTTTCCTAATTCGTTACCAAAAGAATTTAATCTTGGTGATTATATTGACTATGATACACAATTTTCAAAGTCATTTTTGGAACCTCTTAAGACAATTTTAGGAAAGATAGGATGGAAGCATGAGGAGCGGGCTTCGTTAGAAGGAATGTTTGTATGAATAAAGAAGTAAAAAAAATAATTATAGATGAACTAAAAATGACACGATTACTTTTAAAATCTCGCATAGAAGACTGCGTGAATAACAAGAATTCTTCGGTGGGAGATCTTGACATGTTGTTTGAAAGATGTAAGAATATAGACAACGTGTTAAAGGAGATGAACAACCATGAATAAGTTCTTGGGTAAAATTTTACAAAAGACAGGCAACGAGTATGCTTCTGTTGCTTCTGAAGGAATAGATGGAAGCGATGTTACAGGACACATTGATACGGGAAGTTATATGTTCAATGCTTTGGTTTCTGGTAGTATTTACGGAGGTGTTCCTGATAATAAAATTCTTGCCCTTGCGGGTGAAAGTTCTACAGGAAAAACTTATTTTGCATTAGGGATTTGTCAACAATTTCTACTAAATAATAATGAAGGTGTGGTTATTTACTTCGACACTGAACAAGCCGTTACCAGCGAGATGATAAATGGACGAAGCATGGATTCAACTAGGATTGCTATTATGCCTGTGGCTACTGTTGAGGAATTCAGAAGACAAGCAATAACAATTGTAGACGAATATTTAGAAATACCGGAGAGTGATAGGAAGCCTATGATTATGGTTTTGGATTCTCTTGGTATGCTTTCAACTGAAAAGGAAATGACTGATACTGCTAAAGGAAAGAACGTCCGCGACATGACACGGGCGCAGGTTGTAAAATCAACTTTCCGTGTTCTCACTTTGAAGTTGGGTAAAGCACACATCCCATTGATTATGACCAATCACACATATGATGTTGTTGGTTCATATTTTCCTATGAAAGAAATGGGCGGGGGTTCTGGTTTGAAGTACGCCGCTTCAACTATTATATACCTAACAAAGAAGAAAGAAAAAGAAGGCACGGATATTATCGGAAATATAATTCATTGCAAGACTCATAAGAGTAGACTAACAAAGGAAAACCAAAACATTGATGTTCGTCTTCGTTATGATGAGGGACTTAATAGATATTATGGTTTATTACAAATGGCAGAAAAGTGTGGTGCGGTAAAGCGAGTTGCAAATAGATTTGAATTTGCAGATGGTAAAAAGGTCTATGAGAAAGTGGTCATGAATGATCCAGAAAGTTATTTCGACGAAGCAATGCTCTCAAAAATAGATGATGCATGTAAAAAGGAGTTTATGTATGGACAATCTTGAAGAAATTTTAGAGTTTGTAGAAAATGAGGACGGTGACGTTCAGATAAAAATGACTAAGGGCAAGTATGAAGGTCTTGTGATTCGTTATGGTGATGTTATGTTTTTTCCCGGCGAGGAAAGCAACGACAACATAAAATTCTCCTATGATATCATTGAGAATCCTAATAATATTGAAGAGGACGAGAATTTTTATGATTTCTTTGGGGCTTTAGTCTTGGACATTGCCGAGAATTATCTCTCACCGATTACTAGTAATATAAATTTGGATGAGTATAATCTACAAGGAACCGAAGAAGAAATTATCAATAAGATAGAAGAACTGAAATTAGGAATGGATCTAGAACGAACAAATAATGGATAATATTGAATCTATAATTCTTGGATGTCTTGTAACAAATGATAATTATTCAAGGCATGTCATCCCATTTATGAAGAGTGAATATTTTCGGACACGCGAAACCAAGGCGATGTTTGAGAATATTCAGTCCTTTATAATTAAGTACAATGCACTTCCTTCTAAAGAGGCGATGAGTGTTATGTACGAGGAACAGTCTAATTTGACTGAAGAGGAATACGCAAATTCAATAGCAGTGATCGATCAGTTATATGTTGAGAGGGACGTAAATGACGATTGGTTGGTCGAGGCAACAGAAGATTTTTGCAAGGACCGTGCTATTCATAATGCAATTCTTGAATCTATTCATATTATTGAGGGAAAAGAAAAGGATAAGACGGTAAATGTTCTACCAGAAATTTTATCCGAAGCCCTTTCGGTTTGTTTTGATGTAAACATCGGTCATGATTATATGAAAGATGCAGAGGATAGATTTGATTTTTATCATCGTAAGGAAAAGAGGATAGCGTTTGATTTAGATTTCTTCAACAATATAACCACTGGTGGCACACCACCCAAAACTTTGAATATTGTTATGGCAGGAACTGGTGTTGGTAAGTCTTTGTTTCTTTGTCATCATGCAGCGAATTGTCTTAGCCAAAACTTGAATGTTCTGTACATAACATGCGAAATGGCAGAAGAGAGAATTGCAGAAAGAATAGATGCAAACTTACTTAATATCACAATAGATGATCTTCATGATTTGCCTAAGATCATGTATGGACAAAAGATGTCAAATCTCCAGCAGAAGATTAAAGGACAGTTAATTATTAAGGAATATCCAACAGCAACAGCAACAGCAAATCACTTCAAGGCGTTATTAAAAGAATTGAAATTGAAAAAGAAATTTATTCCAGATGTAATTTTTATCGATTATCTAAACATTTGTGCATCCACCCGGCTGAAAGGTGCGGCAAATCAGAATAGTTATCTTTATATTAAGGCTATTGCAGAAGAACTTCGGGGACTTGCTGTAGAGAATAATGTCCCGGTGTTTTCTGCCACTCAGACAAATCGTTCTGGCTATTCAAATACTGATATAAGTTTGGAGGATACTTCGGAGTCTTTCGGTTTACCTGCTACAGCAGATTTTATGTTTGCTTTAATTTCTACAGAAGAACTAGAAGAGTTGGGGCAAATACTTGTAAAGCAGTTGAAAAACAGGTATAATGATTCTTTCAGCAATAAGAAATTTATTATTGGTATGAATAGGGCGAAGATGAAACTGTTTAATGTTGAACGAAATGAACAAGTTGGGCTAAGCCAATCGAATCAGTCAGAAAAAGAAGATCACGGAAATGGATTTGGTCCTAAGAGTTTTGATGAAAAATTTAAAAGTGGTAGAGAGAAATTTAATGAGTGGTCATTTACATGAGTGGTTTTATTGATAAAAAATATATCAACATTGTCTCTTCTAGATTAGACAGGTTTGTTTGGAAGAAGCAAAATCTAGCAAATTGTAGGTGTCCGATTTGTGGCGATTCGAAAAAGCATCAAACAAAGGCGCGTGGTTATTTCTATGAGAAAAAAGGTGGATATTATTATAAATGTCATAACTGTAGTTATGGTAGTACACTATATAATTTCTTAAAGGAAGTTGACCCAACTCTTATGAAAGAGTATTCACTGGAACGGTATAGATCTGGTGATGGCGGATACGCTAATTATACTAAACCAAAGGATGATGAATTGTTTCGATTTAAAGACTCAAAACCAAAATTTAAACCAAAGGATTCCCTATTAGAATCGTTGACTTGCTTAACTGACCTTCATATTGATCATCCTGCTGTTAAATTTGCCAATCTTAGAATAATCCCTAAACAATATTGGAAATATTTATACTATACAGATGACTTTGGATCTTTTATGCAAAGTCTTGATCCAGATTGTCTGCCAGTTGGAAAGGAAGATAGGCTAGTTATACCTTTCTTCAATAGTCATGGTGTTGTTGTTGGTGCGCAGGGCAGGGCATTGAATATGACAGACGAAAATAATGCTCGTTACACCCTGAAATATCTCACGGTCAAGGGCGATAAAAGTATTGACCGACTTTGGTATGGTATGTGGAGAACAAATCCAAAAGAGCGGGTATATGTTGTTGAGGGCCCAATTGATTCTTATTTCCTACAGAACTGTGTGGCGATTGTTGGTGCTGGTGCGCTGAAGCATATACCAGCAAGACTTGCTAACAGTGAAATGACATGGATCATGGATAACGAACCCCGCAACAAACAGGTATGTAATTATGTCGAGCGTCTTATTGAATTGGGGAGAGATGTTTGTATCTGGCCGAGTAATTTGAAAGAGAAAGATTTGAACGACATGGCATACAACATGTCAACTAGAAACATAAAAAAAATGATTGACGAAAGTACTTTTAGTGGACTTGAGGCTACTCTTCGTTTTCGTGATTGGAGAAAAGTATGAATACCTTAGTGACTGGTGGTAATGGTTTGGTTGGATCTGCAATTGAAGCAGACTTTAAGCCTTCTAGTAGAGAATTAGATTTGATGGAGTATGATGCAGTTCTTGATTACTTAACAGATAATAAAATAGATTCTGTAGTTCATTGTGCGGCGAAGGTGGGGGGCATTAAAGCAAATTTAGAAGAACCTGCTGATTTTTATCGCAACAACATAATAATGAACACTAATCTTCTGGATGCTGCATATATGGCGGGCATAAAAAAGGTAGTATCTTTTATGTCTACTTGTGTGTTTCCAGACGATGCAACATATCCGTTGACACCTGACCAGATTCATAAAGGCGAACCTCATAGTTCTAACTATGCATATGCTTATGCAAAGAGAATGTTAGAAGTTCAGAGCAGAGCATACAGGGACCAGCATGGTTGCAATTTTGTCACCGCAGTCCCTTGTAATATTTACGGACCATATGATAACTTTAATCTCGAAAGTGGACATGTGATTCCCTCCCTAATCCATAGATGTTATTTAGCAAAACAGAACAACACAGATTTTGAAATTTGGGGAACTGGGAAGCCATATAGAGAATTTATTTATTCAAAGGATGTCGCGCACATCACTCAGTGGATTCTAGAAAATTATGATGACCCAGAACCACTTATTATCTCGCCAGATGAAGAGATAAACATTGCTGTCCTTGCACAAGAAATTGCTTGGAGAACGGGGTTTGGGGGTGCTATTGTGTTTAATGAACAGATGGAGGGTCAGCACAAAAAACCGTCTGACAATAGTAAACTTAAATCTTTATTGCCCGATTATAAATTTGTTCCCATTGAAGTTGGATTAACTAAATCAATCGAGTGGTTTATTGAAAATTATGAGGACGCAAGAAAATGAGTAAAATTTGGGAATATAGTGATAATAAAGTTGGTGGTGAGTTGTGGAAGAAGGAACGAGGTCTTATTAAAAAGGCTTTTATCACGGGTATTAATGGTCAGGATGGTTCATATCTCGCAGAGTTTCTTTTGGAAAAGGGATACGAGGTACATGGTATACTAAAAAGAAATTCTGTTGCCGAAAACCAAACTGCACGACTAGACGCTGTTTTTGATAAACTCCATTTGTATTATGGGGATTTGACCGATTTGTCGTCTCTAATTAAAGTGATGCAGGAAGTTCAACCAGACGAGATCTACAACTTAGCAGCACAGTCTCATGTCAGAATTAGTTTCGACGAGCCGATTTACACTGCCTCTACGACTGGACTTGGTGCGCTGAATGTTTTGGAAGCGGCGAAATTAGTTTGTCCTAATGCAAGAATTTACCAAGCGTCATCGTCTGAGATGTTTGGGAATAGTGTAGACGAAGATGGTTTCCAGAGAGAAACAACACCACTCAATCCTACAAGCCCTTATGGGTGCGCAAAGGTATTTGCTTATAATATTGCAAGAAATTATAGACAGTCGTTTGATATGTTTATATCAAATGGTATTTTGTTCAATCATGAATCGCCTCGTCGTGGTTCAAACTTTGTAACGAGTAAGATTGTAAAGGGTGCGTGTGCAATTAAGGCAGGAAAGCAAACTAACCTTTCTTTAGGGAATTTAGATGCT